GGGTCGTTGCGTTGGTTATCTGTCAGTAGTTATGTACTGAAGGAGGCAATTCTTTATTCTTAAGTCTCATCCATGCGGAAAGATTCGTTGGTCCGTCTGGCTCATTGATATCAACATCTCGTGTGTGATTGATTAAAACGTCTCTCGCCATTCCGATAACATACGAGAATTCATGACCGTAGTCGTAGCATCTGCCGGAATAGTTCGATTGAATTTGTTTTAGCGCCGGATACAGTTCGCGGAATAATGCCTGTGAACGGTTGGCATAATCCCATAACCATACAAGGCTGTTTGCTTCTTTTGCAGAAAGCTCGTTTGCTTTCTTCTCTTGTTTGCCAATAAACTCGCCTTCAAGCACTACCCTGTGGATGTACTCTACTGCTTGCGGTATCTGAGATGCATCAAGCTCTTCAATACTTTCCACGTTGAAACGCTGATGAATCATTGCATAAGCTTCTGGGTACATTAGATGCTTTTTGCTGACTAGCATATTTACAGCATCACGAAGCGGAGTCCTGTCATCAACAGATGTTTTCTTACGTGCATTTTCTTCCTTTCCCTTCGTCCAGTAGTCATGCAGCACGCTAAAGCATTCCTCCTGGTACTGAATCAGTTTATCACGGATGTCAGCACGAACTTTCTCAGGGTTGATGCTGAACAGCCATCCATTTAACTTCTTCAAAGGAAGGCAGAGTAGCTTACGAAGCTTCCCATCAGCGGCAACCATGTTCATATGAACACAGTTGAATTTGCTAATCTGCTTCATGAGTTTTGTTTGCTGCGTTGACCAGCTCATTCCAAGGTTTTCAACGATTGGCTTCATCGCAACATATGCAACTCCGGCAGCCATGGCGGTGATAATTTGCTGACCGTTGAATGGTACGTAAGAGGTGTTCACTGCTTCTAAAATTGCTATACTATTCATGTTGGTTTTTCTCCACGGATTTACTGACAACCGAAGCCCTGACTGTTCCCGCAGTTGGGGCTTCAACTTTACGCGCCAATGCGCCCTTCCTTCTTAAAGCTTTCCATTACTCTCTGATAAATCTCAGAGTTAACAGACCGACCATTCTCTTCCGCCACCTTGCGGACCAAATCCAATACTTCTTTAGGCCACCGCAAATTGAACTGCGGCATCTTGCTCATTCCTTTCATATTCACCTCACAATATAGGTCCACCGTGGACCTATTGAGAATATAGTAGAGTGCTTCTATCATGTCAATACACTAACTTGGAGTGATGGCATGGCTAGAGATGATCCGCACTTTAACTTCCGTATGCCTATGGAAGTAAGGGAGAAATTAAAATTCAGGGCGGAGGCGAATGGGAGATCAATGAACTCCGAGTTGTTACAAATCGTCCAAGATGCTCTATCAAAACCATCGCCTGTGACTGGATATCGCGACGATGCAGAACGACTCGCTGATGAGCAGTCAGAGCTTGTTAAGAAGATGGTGTTTGATACGCTGAAGGATTTGTACAAAAAACCCACCTGAAGGTGGGTCCTATTTATTAGTCTTGCTTTGTTGATGGTATAAGAGATGCGTTTGCCTCTTTTGGCTTCAAGGTATACATCCCACCATTAAAAGGATCTACAGCAAGCCAACCAATTAACCCACCAAACACAAGGTTTCCACCAATATACCAGCCATTAGCATTGGCTTTGATTGGCAGGGTAACTGGTTCGTACCCATCCTTTTCCATAGTGATCTGGTAGCTCTTTTTGCCAAAATAACTACCATCTGACTTGGCAAGAGTTACTCCTTGTGGGGTCTTACCTTGCGCAACAATCACGCCTGATTCGTCTTTTACCTTAAAGCTCGCACCGGAAGGATTGCTGTTCACTTGCACAAGCTGCGTTTCGTCACCAACAATAGTTGCGCACCCAGATAACAATATAGCGCCAGCAACGACGCCAATAATCCTCTTCATATCAATTTCCATATTTAAAAAACCGGAAACATCCTAATGACAAACCATTCAAATGTGAAGTAGGCAAAAGATGTTTACTTTTTTCATGGTATCCTGCTCAAAACTAAGGAGGTTGGCGTGAAGCAATTTCTTACTGCTATGTTCTTATTCATATCTTTTGGGGCTACAGCAGAGTGCTGGGTCGTTGGAGATATGCGCGGAATAAGCTATTCAGAACGAAATAATTTCCACCCGGAAGAAGATGGTTTTAGTGGAACATTCATCATTAAGACAAACGGTGAAGATGCCAGCATCACATATTCTGGGACAGATGCGGGCGGCATGGCTTACAAAGCATTGTCTAAAAACTCCATCATAGGAATCGGCGCGAATGGCGAAACTCAACGCGTTATCGACTCATGGGTAATACATCCTACTGGAACAGTTTTAATGTCAAAAACCATTTCCGGTTATGGAAATATGGATTCAACCAAAGCTTTTGTTGGAAAAGTAAAAAGAAAATGTTAGCGATTGAATCCAATTTCCCATACGTTACTGCTGTGTTGCCTCAGTAGCAAACAGCGGTCTGATGGCATTCGCAGCGTTATTTATCGCTCTTTCATAGGCTGGTGTTCCTGCTTTGGTGTTTGCCAAACGAAGAAGCATATTTCTTGCTGCTTTGGACTCATACAAGCGCATCATTGCACCAAAACCAGCCTCAAGCCCCATTGATACGCCAAGGGTCGCAGTTGCGCCAATCGTCCTTATCCTGTTGGCTTGCGATTGCCCCGTCTGAGTTACTACATTTGCGGTGTCTGACCTTGCTGTTTGCTGTAGAACTTCATGAAGAGCATCAAGCTCTTTCATGTGCTTTCCAGAAAAAATAGTGTTGTAAATTTCACCGCCTGACTGAGATTTCAGCTTATTAACTTCAGTGATGAACTTGGCTGGAGAGTCCCCGGCCTTTTCCGCTATTTTGCTGACGTAAGCTGCACGCATAGCATCTTTCCCCTTATCATCCAGTGCGCTCCAGATTCGTTTCACGTCAGATGGTTTTCTGCTTAATACAACGGTATTTATAAGTTCAGGACTGGCTTCGCTGCTTGCCTTGTTGAGCTTGTTGGCAATGTTTTTATTAAGCACCTTATTATAAACGTTTGCATAATCGGAATTTGCTTTAAGGTATTTTGCTGCGTCTGATGCACCGAGGTTTTTAGCAACTGCGTTACGAAGGTCTTTTGACATTGCATTCTCTACCATATTGGTAGCTGCTTTTGCCTGGTTGGGGAAGACCATAGCATCTCCCTGAACATTAGATCTAAATGCTGTTCTGTGCTGACGCAAGAGATCAAACGTAACATCCAAATCAGTTGCAGGGTTTGCTAATTCTTCACGTAGGTTACGCAAGGATGTAAGCAGGCTTTGATTGGCAGACGTCCCAAGCCGTTCCTGTCTTGCGATCGCTGTATTCAGAGCATTCATGGTATTTGTGGTATCAACTGCGGCATTACCCATTTTATTGGTGACGTCATTGATAACAGCGCCAGCGGCATCCTTCCGCCCCCTTAACGTGGTGGTAAGAGATTTCACCACATCATCAGGGTTGTACTCACCAAAACGGTCAAAATAATTGCTTACCAGCTTACTACGCGTTGCATATTGCTCCGCTCGCTTTGAGCCTGTCCCGAGCAAAGCCCCCTCAGCATCCTGAGTAAGTCCGCGAGTGAAAGCATTTTTCGGCGGGATAACATCAGATGTCATTGGTGTCACGCCCATCGATTCTGATGTGGCAATTTTCTTCGCCACTTCTGGCGCAATATCACCTTTTATAGCCGTTATTCCACGCCCTATTCCCTTTGCTGCTGCGGAAAGAACACCCTGAGCGGCAAGGTTAACTCCGGCATTTTTAGCTGCATTTTGTGCGAAATCACCTTTCTGATTTGCGGCCTCTGCCAGTGATCCAATAGCCATACTTCCTGCCGTTCCAACTCCTGGAACTAAATACCCGCCAATTGTTTCTCCAGCTTGAGCGTAGGAGTCTGTCGGTCTGTCTACTGGACGATAGACATCATCCAATACTTTTGGCCCACCAAGCCCCTGACTGATTGCATTAATCAGACTTGCGCCACCCTGCAATACGTCAAATGGTATGTTTACCAGACCACGACCAGCCTGTTCTGCAATTTGCCCTGCACTTTGACCACCAGTGAGCCAGTCAGTAGCTTTTCCTACCAGAGATTGTTCTTCTGGCTGCGATTGGTTTTGGGTGGATTGATCACCAGAAGACAGCATCTGAGCAATGCGACGTGCTCCCTCAGTATCACCAGCAGCATCAGCATTCCTTAACGCCGTCATCAATTGTTCACGACTATAAGCCATTACTGCCCTCCGAGATATTTGCTAATTAATTCGTCATCGGACAATTGCTGTTGAGGTTGGCTATCGCCATAACTTGAGGAAAGAAAACGTTTTGCCGCAGAGTTCAATGATTCACCCTTCTTAACATCCATCCCCATGATGTTTCGGTTGCGATCAGATTGTCCAGGGCTGCCGTTTGCACTCATCCACTCTGACCTAAACTCGTTGAACTTCGCGTTATTACTTTCCATTTTTGCCATACCCCTTAACCATCGAGCCATGACCATTGGATTATCCGTTTCGCTTGGAATGCCTTTCCTTGCAAACTCAATATCCTTATCTGATGCAGGGCCGGGAGGTAGAAGCTTGGTTGCCTGCGCATTGGCTAGTTGGTTGAATCTAATCCGCATATCTCGGAGGTAGTTATCTTGCCCCGTAAGCTTAGAGAACATATTTTCAGCGTTACCGAACAAACCAGGAGTTGGCTTCTCCTTCTCCAGCGTGTCAGCGAGCGTTGTCATTGAATCGGCAGCATTACGACTAGCTGCCGCATCACCTGCTGATTTTTCTATAGCCTTTTCCATGTTCACGGATAGTTTTGGCGCAGCATTAATAAGTTCATCGGCCTTCTTTTGTGCCTGTTGTACTTCAAAACCGAATTTCTGCTTATCAAGTGCCAGTCTTTCTGCTGCAAGTCCGTGTCCAGTCATTGCTGACTGATAGGAAAGGTTTTGCCCTCTCGCCTGAAGTGCCTCGCCAGCCTGATTGCTGCGGATTGTCTCTGCCAGCCTGCCTCGGTCAATTTCACGACCAGCCATCTTGTCCTGAACAGCAAACGCCTTTTCTGGCCCAAGTGCACCGAGAGACATAGTAGTCAGCATGTGTGATAGCTGCTCTGGATTCTGGATACCTGTCTGAATCATCCAGTCAGCATTAGCACCAACGCGATTTAACCTGTCCTTGTTGTCAGTAATGAATTTACTGTAGGCTTCCGGTCCCTGAGAAAGAGCGACGTTAGCCCTCATGGCTAAATCGCCCATATCGTTGCGTTGCTGCTCATTAAGACCAGAAAACGCCTGTTGTGCCTGTGCAACAAACGCTGGATTTTCCTGGGCAAACTTAAATAGTCCCGATGGATCACCAGAAGCCCATGCATCAGCATGAACCTTATTGAACGCACTAATCGCTTTCTGTTGCTGTTCCTGATTGTAAATATCAGCAACTCCAGCCAGGCCACGTAACGCGGTCAGGCCAACGTTATTTGCACCTGAGCGAGCCAGTTCATTGTTTTCGCGGATCAGACCAAGCGTTGCGTTAATGTCGCTTGCCTTTGGCGCATTCTCATTTTGCGTACCGATGCCAGCCAGAAAACCACCAGAATTAATACCCTGTTGCCACGTAGCCATTGATTACCCCTTAATAAAGCAGTGAACCAAGCAGACCGATACCAGCACCGATACCAGCACCCCACGGAGTTGATGAACCAATTAATTTCGCAAGTCCAGCCCCAGCAATGGCACCAGACGCACCTCCACCAATAGCAGATTGCAATGCTGACGGTCGGTTGGCGTTTGCCGCAGCCAGCGCCGCGCTTTGCTGTGAAATCTGACTCATGTTGTTGGCATATGTTTGCCCGGCATTTGCCTGACCCTGAAGCGCGCCAAGACCAATATTTGCCAGATTCTGGTAGTTGTTCATCTGACCAGACAGCCACTGCTGACCAAGCGTTGGTGCGATTGTTGCTAACTGATTACTGGTTGCGGTGGAACCCAATCCACCTGTTGCTTCCGCTGCCGCCAGACTCTGATAGCGCGCCTGACCAGCAAAGTCTTTGTACTGCTGAGAGTTGTAATACTGGTTAAGCGCCTGACCTTGCCCCTCCAGAGACGATAAGTTCTCGAGGCTGCCGACATACTTCTCAGCCAGAGGAGTAAACGGTTTCAGGTTGTTCATGATGGTGTTGAACTGCTGATTTTGCAGGTCTGCGGCATACTTCTGAGCTTCTGCTGCATACTTTGCGCTTTTATCAGAGCTGCCACCTTTCCCGCCTTTTTCAGGGCAATAAGGTTCCTCGCCGCGCAGTTTTCTGCCCAGCTTAAATGCATATAACATGGCTATCTCCCGTTATTCAGGAAGTCGATTAGTTCTTCACGTGTGGCGCTGTAAAACGTCACGTCATCCACGCCTTTGAAGTATTTCTTGATAGTTCCTACACGCTTAAGGCCAATCATTGCGCAGTACATCTGCCCGTGGCGGAATTTGCGCGCAGCGAACGATGTGACGCACTGAACGGTGGTGTTAGTCAGAATGTATCGCCAGAACGCCAGACCGATTTCCTTGCTGAAGCCGCGAACCTCTGGCAGGTACATGGCGTGGCAATCGAATGTCAGCGGCTGAATCTCCTGATAGTAAACAATGCCGCCAAACTGACCGTGCACGTTAACCTCAAAGTAACGGCATTCAGGCTTGTAGTCGTATCCATCACCGTTGTTGCTCCCGGCGATAATGTCGGGGTGATTTCCCACGGCTTCTATCAGGTCGATGTTTCGCGTTGGTTTGAATGTAATCATCAGTCAATCAGCCCATGTAATCTAAGTGCTGTTTCAAGCGCCAGAATACGCTGCCGCGACTGCTGCAAACCTGTAGCGAGATCTGCGACTTCGGATTGTGCGTACGTAGTGCCGACAGTGTATGACTGGTTAGCGTTGAATGAGCCAAGAAGTGGCGTACCTGTGGCTGCAGTCCATCCGGTATTTCTTGCTCCAACAACCTGAATGCCATCAACTGAATATGATGTTTTTACATCCAGCGGTGACGCAAGAGACTGCGATTCGGTTACGGTTTTCGATACGTAATCACTCTTAATGCCAGAGACATCGTTTTCTACGTCATCCAGTCTTTGGTCAACAGTGACCAGATGCGCCTGAATATCGATAACCTCATCCAGCAAGTAATCAACATCGCTACGCAGTACGACTATCTTCCCTTCGGCAGTTGTTAACCTGACCTCAAGTAGATTTATCGCTTTTGTGTTTGCGGTGATTCTTGCGTCGTGCTCAGCCAGTTCGACATCCTGTTCATCGTTTTTTACCTGGGCATCGTAAGCGCCCTGACCAGCCTGATTTGCCTTCCCGGCAATTGCGCCGACATCAGCCCCCTGATTAATGACATACAGCAGGTAAGACTGGCTGAATATATTGCGTGGAAGGATTGATGTATCGAGCCGCGTCGCCTGTACAATAACAGGTGTGTTGAGATTTGAATCAGCCATTACTCAATCCTTACCTGGCAACCAGACAAAGTGATAGGTGACTTCGTGATAACGCGCAATTTGAAGCCGACATTTTTCCTGACGCGCCCTACTCGTTTCCACAAAACGCGTTTGTCGTAAACGAACGGTTCATTCTGCTCAATCATCTGCTCACGTCCGTAATTAATGCCGTCAGTGGTTACCGATAGGAACAGTCGGTCGGCGTACTGCGCAACGCCAGTTGACGATTCAACCTCAAGGTCAAACACCCTGGCATTATCCGCTTTGAACAGTGGAGTAAACAGCAAGTGTTCCTGTTGCTTGTCGTACTGGCTGCTGATGTCGAATTGCAATTTCCCGGTCACGGGTTCCAGTTTATCGCCGCACGTTATCTGATTGCCTTCGTAAATGAAGTCGATAGCGCGGTACACATCGTCATACAGTCCAGTTTTCAGCACACACCATTGTGGGCCATTGGCGCTTGAAGATGCGTCGTAAACAAGAACATGGCGCGGCAGGTGGATAATCAGCAACTCATGAGCATCAAAGCGCAACGATTCCATCACACCATCAGCCAGTTCATCAGCAGTGTAGGAGCGGAGGATTTTCTCAATGCTCGCGCTGGCGATTGGTGACACCTGACCGGATCCGATGATGTATACAGACGGCGCACCTGTTGCCGGATTGCTGATAAACGCATAGGAATCAGCAAACGGCGTTTTGCAGTAAGTCCCGGCGATGCCTTTTTGCACCATCAGTGATGGCTGTGCGACATACAAAGCAGCACCAACGGTGGTTGCTCCAGTAAGGGAGAAATATTCAATAGTCGATGAACCAAAGCAGACGATGAAGTCTCGCCATGTCCCGATACCGATGATGCCGTCCGGCTGCGATTCTGCGCGATATTGTGCACTGTATCGGTCAGGATGCGATTCGTCTTCAAGGTCAGTGATAAACCATGAATCAGTTCCGTCTTTTGACCACGCATAACGCCCACGTAAGCGCGTAATGTCGCGGACCGAGCCTAACTCATACTGAGTGAATCCGCTATCAGTAGGCCAGTTTGAGACGGTTTTAACCGTGCCATCATAGCGATACTCTACCAGTTGACCATTAACGCCTACCGCCTGTGATGTCCGGCCATGCGCCATTGATACACGACCACTTCCTGAAACATCACCGACTTCACTTTCTCCTTTGTAGAGCTTGCCGCCACACACACGATAAACAGCATTCTGCGCCATGTTGTACTCGACGCCGCGAGATACACCGTTCACATCAGAGCGTTTGGCAATGCCAGGGAATGAGCGAAGATATCCGCTGCTGTTCAGTATTTCTTTGGGTGTAGCCAACATATTCACTGGCAGATAGTCGATATAGTCGGCATTTCGGAAGTCTTTGCCGACACCTTTCATAAGCGGAAGTTGCTGAATCGGCATTTATTCGCTCCCGTTATCGCAAGGTTCCTTCCGGTGGAAGTAATTCCAACCGTTCCACTTCGCCAACTGATTACCACTACCAACAGGCATAAGGTTTGGATAACCGGACTTACATTTAGCGGCTTTTGCTCTGTCCATTGCAGACAGTTTGACGAGTCGCTCTTTCCCGTATCTGGCAGTGGTTATAAGTTTTGCAGGCGCTTCCAGCGCATAATCCGGTGCAATGCGGCAGGCAAGGTTGAAAATGACAGCATTGATAGCGTTATTTGATAAACCGTGCTCATCGCCCGGATCTGGAGCGACATCTGCATCAGCGAAAATGTAGCCAACGTTGATACCAGGTGACACATCACCGCCAAGCCATTCAGCCATCATCATTTCAAGGTCATTGACGCCGTCTTCCATGGACTGCGGTTCGACATCAGTTAACGTGGCATTTGATGCCACACCGAGCTTACGTAATGCCGCAAGAACTAAATCACCCTTCGTTGTCAGGTTCATCTGCTGCCGCCTTAGGTTTTCGACCAGGCTTTTTACGCTGTTTTTCTTCTGGCTCTGGCTTTGGATCTGGCTCTGGATCTGCAACATCCTTCAAAAGGTCATCAGGATGTGAAAACCAACCAGCATCCAGATATTCCTGAAGCTCTTCGGCTTTCACGATTTCAAAGTCGTATCCAACGCCTTTCCACTTCTTCATGTCGCCATGACGAAAGATCATGTGTGTCATGCTTGTCTCCAGATAAAAAAGGGAGCCGAAGCTCCCTCTGGTTATCACGCGGTCTGGTTAGGAAGACCAACACCAATTGCCTCTGGTCGTACAGCACATGCTGAATACCACACAGCAATACGGCACTTACCAGACAGAGTGTTGATATCACCCTGCGTTGCGAAGATGCCGTTAACACCAATACCAGGAATGCTGAAGGAAGACGTTTTCATGCCAGCAAACAGTTCATGGGTTACCGGGATCGGCTGAGACAGCAGACGGATTGAGTCATCAGCCCAGAACACATTAGCGGTGGTTGTTGCCACGTTCAGAACGTTTACCGGAGTGGTATCAGCAAGAGAGGTGTTTACGTTAGCGTAAGCCTTCTCTTCTTTTGTCAGTGACGCGTCATCCAGTGCAATCGGTTTCGGCGTGATTTCGATGTGAGTACCATCGATCACACGGGTGATTGAGAAAGTCGCATCATCAGTTAGCACGTTCTTCGCCATCTGAGACAGGAATTTCACACCAGTGAAACTGATTTTGTCGCCGCGCTTAAATCCGGTGGTGGAGGATACGGTCACCGTTGCAACACGGTTGTCGACGTTCTCTTTGTTACCATCGGTATCAAGGGTGTATGCCTGCGGCTTAAACTTCTGCGCACCAGAAACAGTTACACCAGTAGCGGTTGACTTGGTAACTGCCGGAAGTTTCGGTGAGCGAAGAATTTCATCAAAGCCAGCAATCTGACGCTGAATAGTACCGTTGCGATACGCTTCTTCAGGAACGCGACCGAAGATGTCACCATCTACCAGGTTGCGGCCTGCTTTGCGGTAATCGTCAGGGTTCAGGAAGTAACTGATGCCCATGTCGCGGTTGAGTTCGCGGGAGAACATCAGGCGCTCTGCATCAGACACAAAATCCCAGCCAGACAGGCCAGTAGATGGACCAATTGCGCGGGTATCGTGAACAACAAGTGAGCCCATTTCAGTTGCCTGTTTGGCAATTGCTGACTCAATGTTATTCGCCAGTTTTTTAGCGGATGCCTGGATGCGGCGACGGTAAGAACGCTCATCACGCAGGTCATCTGCACGAAGCTCGAAGAAATCGTTATCCGGATCGCCCATGTTGCATTTCACGGAGAGTTCCAGAATCCCAGTTGCGTTGCCAGTTAAATCCCAGCCAGTCTGGGTTGGCGCTTCCTGCTCAACAGGCATCCACACGGTGTTGCTTGAACGCTGCATGGATTCTGCCGGAGGGGTGTATTTTGTCACTTTGGACGCCATTGGCGTCAGATTCTGGACGGTTTCGATGATTTCATCCAGAGCATACGTGACCAGTTGACCTTCATTTAATGCCATTATCGAATTCCTTTATTCAGTTGCGCCTTGAGCTTGCGGTACGTCTCTACATCCCCTTTGTTTGCTGCCGCTTCCATCTGCTTTTCAATCGCAGAGATATTTGCAGCAACAGCGTGTCCCTGAATTGGTTCATCAGGTAACGGGGCTTCTGAAACAGGCTTGGCTCGAGGCTTGAGAGTTAAACGTTCTGACAGTCGAGTGAGTTCAATCAGCGCGGATTGCCCGTCCATCGCCAGCAACTGGCGTGTTTTTTCAGGATTAGCACCAAGGTGATACATGAGAGCAGCGGATTTCTCCGGGAAGAGGCGCATGATGTCGGCACCGACTGCTGGCGGCACCAGTTGCATGAATGCATCCTCTTTCTCCTGATAGTCAGGGATATTGAGCTTTTCCGCTGCGTCGTAGTGCTTACGGGCTGCCTCGACGTATTGCGCTGATTGCTGGGTGAACTCCTGAGTTTTGCGACCCTGCTCGGCGACAGCCTGGCTTCGTGCGTCCATAGCCTTGATCTGCCATTCACTGTTTGCCTGCTGGAAGGCAGCCAGTGCGCGGCTCTGGTCATAGTCGTACTTAGCCAGTGCATCTTCGGAAAGATAATCGTTAGGGTCTGGTTGTTTTGGTAACTCAGGGTTCACCCGCAGGTGCTCCGGCAACTCTCCACGCTTAACCGCTTCCATCTGCTGCTCAAGCTCACGCTGGCGTTTGCGTTCGATGCGGCGACGGGCAAATTCAGCATTAGTTGCCGGGTCTTGTTTTGGTTTCTCATCGTCTTTCAGGACAATCTCGAAGCCTTCTTCCTGACCTGCGTTGTCGTTGGCATTATCGACAACTAAGCCATCAGCAGATGCCGCTGCATGATTGCCGGGCAGGGTTAATTCTTCAGAAGCCTGAATGTCGGTGGTTTGGTCCATGATTAACTCTCTCTTATTGAGGTGTCTCGGCTACTCCGCCGGAGGGGATTTGAACTTGACGCATAAGATTCGCGAAATCCATGCGTTGTGAATGAGTCTGGTCTGCATCTTTAAGAAGCAGCTCAGCGTTAGCACGAGCATCTTTGCTGCGCTGTTGCTGGAATTGACCTACTAGCTTGAGGTACTCACGCAGTTCTGCCTGCTTGTCGAGGTCCATATTGTTGAAGATTTCTGCAATCTTCGCGGCGTTGAGTTGGTTTTGGGCTTCAACCTTGGCGGCTTCAACCTGAATCTGCGCCTGTTGGTTCTCTGCCTTGAGCAATTCAGCCTGACCTTGCAGAAGGATACCCTGCGCCTGAATTTGCTCTGCTGATGGCTGCTGCGGCTGCTGTTGAGCCTGCTGTACCATCTCCATCTCTTCAGGTGTTTCTGGTTTCTTCAGCCCCATCATCACCAGTTGCTTGTTCGCGTACTCTCGCATCATCTCGACGCCTTTACCGTCAAGCAGCGTGAAGTATTGCAGCATCAGCATCTGGAACTCTGGAGTACCTTGCGGAACCTTGGTTAGCAACTCCTGAATCTCTGCGCGATTCTGTTCCTTCATGCTCTGGAAGGATGGTCCGACGTCTGTATAGCACTCATAGCGACCGCGAATATCGTTGAGTGTGACCACATTGCCGGACTGGTAATCGACAACTTGCGCGTAGAGTTGAACGTCTTTCTCGCTACCATCTTCAAGTGTCAGCGTTACATGGCGAGGAACGTCATAAATATCGTTGACCATTGAGGCATAAATCTCGCCATCACGTCGCATTGCGGTAGCCAGGTTATCCTGAAACACGTATGTCTCAAGGTCTGCCCGCATGTTCAGTTGATTGACGGTATCGAAAGCGACCTGAGAGTTTGCTGCCTGCGCATCCACGCCAAGACTAGCCACCTCTTTCACTGCGTTGGTGGCAGCCTCAAGCATGTAAGCGTTGGCTTGCGGCACTTCAGGGTTTTCCATGTAGGAGATTGGACCAATCGGCAGGTCGTTACCGTTTTCATCGGTCCTGTTCTGCAGATAGTACGGATAGTCATCATTTCCACCGTACATGTATTCGTAGCCTTCGATTTGCTCAGGGAAGAAGGTCGGTTTCTTCTTCGGTGAACGAGCAACAATATCGGCGTTGAATGACATGATCATGTTACGAAGGCGTTGACCGTCTTTCGTCAGCCTTACCACTCCTTCGTAGCACTCCTTGTCACCAGCGAATGACCATTCGCCATACACTGGAACGATTGGAATATGCTCTCCGGCTATCTTCTCGCGGTCTTTCAGTATCTGTGTACAGGTGACGATCGACTTATACACACGCCGACGCTTCACCTTACGCTCTGCTACCTTAATGAATCCACGATTAGCCAGGTCGTCGATAACGTCTTTAATATCCTGCTGGTAATAGCTGACCGGCTCACCTGTCAGCGGGTCGCGGTAGATGAAGACTTTCTCCTTCTTCTCTTCTACCTCGTAATACTCAGCGACGTAGACGACATCATTCGATACCCACGGAAACAGCCATGTGTCGTTCGGATTCTGGAAAGATGGCAGGGTGTCAGGATCAATACCGTAATCCTCTGCGAACTCTTTCCAGCCATTGCGTGACAAAGCGTTAATCACCGTGCAATGCTTAGCGTCGCTCTTATCCATCTGCTTGCTGTTGGCGTCCCATATGACGTGTGAGCAGGCTTCATGGATTGGCAGGCGTCTGATTACCTGATTGTTGCTTGTTGGATCGTTGTCTTCGTACTGTGTGACCAGACGCCATGCACCAACGCCGGACTCTATCTGCTCACGAACGCCAACGTTAACGGCAATCTTTGCCGTGTTATGGCGCATATCAGTACGATACATTCCCATCAACACATCGGCAGCATCAGGATTAGCGCCGTCTTTTGGTCTGAAGAGAACGTCGATAGGGTTACGGCGCATCTCTGCGACCAGCTTCCTGACCACCGGGCGGACAACATCGAATTGTCCGCGATATTGCAGGGTGGTGTAGTTTGATAGCCAGTCATCCCATTGCGACACTCGGCTAAAATACAGGTCATTTGTCGCCTCGGTTCTGGCTTCATCGCTCGCCATCCAGTCCGCGTCAAACTTACACAGAATGGAATTGAGTCTGTTTTCGTCGGCCATTTAAGTTCTCCGTGCGATGGGCCTGATTGGGGCTGGTATCTTTTTCTCTTTTGGTTTTTTGATGTCGCGCATCATTTTGGCGAAGCGGCGCATCATGTATGCATAGCGAACGGCTGAGAGAACGTCGTCGTTAAGCTTGACGATCTTCCCGTTTTCATCACGGTGATAGAGGCGGAATTCCTCAAAGAATGGTTCACAGGTGTTGAATACCTTGAAGCGACCATCTAGCATCATGTCGCGCAATTCAGTGATTCCAGGCTCAACAGCATTACCGCCATCAGGCCATGTCGCATGCTCCTGCAACATCATAAATCCAGCGTCCGCATACTGCCCTTTGAGCTGCTCACCGCCGCCCTTCTCGTGCTGGTTTCCGTCATGGGGCCATGCGGTTGGCACTTTATGCGCCCATGGTTTAACGGCTCCCCACGCCTGAACGGCTGTCTTTTCTTTCGCCTTCCACACGCGTGAAAGGTAGATTATGTCTGCGTCCTTATCCCACCAAAGCTGAACCTGCGCCTGTGGGTGATCCCATCCGAAATCCATCCCGCCAATTACGTAGAAGTGATCAGGACACTCGAACGGCTGACACTTAATCGTCTCTTCAGGTATCTGGAAGATTCGACCACTACCCATCGTAGGAATCCCGCGAGCACGCGCCTCTCTCTCATGCTCGGGATAGGATGCGATGATTTGCTCTTTCTGCTCGTCGGTGTAGTGCTCAGCGTCGTAGATGGTCATGTTGACCACTTTCTGCGACTTGCTGGGATTCTTCAGGAACTTGGTAACAACGTCAGACATCCCCATCAGCGGGGTAAACGTCAGAATTGAGAATTGCCCGTATTTGTTGGTACGGGTAAGGCCTTCGCCATAAATGCTGTATGGTGGTTCTTCGTCAACCCACACGCCGTGGATTGTGTCACCCTGCCAGCGAGCACGGCCTTGCGAGTATGGCTTGAAGTAGCAGATTGAAATGCCATCTTCAACGCCATCAGCCGTGTGATGCTTAACCAGAAGATGATCAACAAGGTTCGGAAAGAAAGGAGACTTCTTCCAGCTAATGATGTCTTCTTTCGGTATGGAACCGTAGCCAGGTTCACCATTCTCTTCGATACGACCGCACAGGATGCGTTGAGTCGTTTTGGTTACAGTCTCGTTTGTCTCGCCACCCATCCAGAAGACAACAGGCTCATAGAAACGCTTACCTTCCCCCTCACCGCCATATTTACCATCAGCAGGATAGCCTTTTGTGCCCGGATAACGCCCGGTAAGGTGAAACGCGACTTCAGCAGCACCAGTAAATGACTTACCAAGCTGGTTACCAGCCATAAAACATCGCTCTGGATAGTCATGCCCGGCGTCGATGAACTCACGCTGTTTGCTGTATGGCGTAAATTCATATAGCAGGTGTGTGTTCCGGTAGCTCTCTTCTTCTTCGAGTAGCTCGAGCAATTCGATTTGCTCTTCGTCGCTCAGGTTATCAAGAATCGCGTCCAGTTCCACGGTTGAATAGCTCCTTGATACGAGAGCGTCGCTTATCGCGATCTCCCTTATCAGGTGTCACGTCTTCAACTTGCGACTGCTCTTTGAGGCCCAAATCACGGGCGATGATGTTAGCATTGAGAAGGTCAGCGGCTGCGCCAGAAAATTTCTGGTCGTAGATGACCTGTTCTGCTCGCGTAACGACTTCAGATAAATCTTCTCGCAGGCGATATGTGCGCCATGTTTCAAGCGTCACATCAATGAACAGAGTGAGGCCGGTAATGGTCATCGCTCGCATCTTGGCGATAGGCTCTTGTATCACTTCACCCTGATACGAGAACGCCTTCATCTCCCATAGCGGGTTAGCTTCTACCCACTCGAAGTATTCACAACAAGCAGCCCACAGCGCCTCAGGCGATTCGAATTTAGGATTTCGCCCATGACTACTGCGGGCCTCCCAAAATCGGTTGCCCTTTGGTGCCGCCATATTCATCTCACTTAATTGTCATTTCAGGTTGAGGACTCTTTCGTGCTTTCAATCAATGACTGCTTCAGCAATTCGAGTGTGCCAATCGCCTCGCATAAACTGATTTCACCATCGTAATCATGGATGACGCTTTCCATCCGCTCGTATAGCTCTTGAGTAATTGGGAATTTCTTCTCCTTACCCAAATTGATTACGCGGCTCACATCATGCTCCGGTAGTGAACAGGTCTAACGCTTCCTTCGATTTACGCACCGCTTCGATAGTGCGAGATGTGAAGTCTGGATTTGCACCGCCATCGTTGTAGTGCAACTTGAACAATTCCAGTTTCAGTTGGTCGGCACTAATGAATGCAAAAGCTTCCTCTGCCGCTGAATTGTTCTTAGATAGCAGTCGGTAAATTTCTAACTTGAATTTCTGTTCTTCAGTCATGGGAATAATCTCTGCCATTGTTGGCTCCGTTTATCCGTTAAAAGGGATATCAGTTAAGTTATCCCGTGTAGGGTATAAGCCATTATCAAAGCCACTCTGTAGGGAATGGCTTTTGTAATAACTACTGTTCGCTTAGCTTCTGCTTCAGCAAGTAACCTTCGAGCATCCAGATTTTGTTTACAGCATTCTGCCGGGCAATCTTCCGACCAATTTCTGCATCAAAATTTTCCGGACTTGCACAGGCGCTCTCTCCGGTGACGGTGAAGCCATTCTTCAGCACCAGTACGCAGAAAGTCAGGAGGTCTGTAGATTTATGCGCTGTCCATGAATCGCCAACGCCCATATTGGCAGCACGAATGCCGTCATAAGCAGTAAAGAAATGCTCTTCAAGAATGATGCTTTCGATATATTGAAGCGTAACTCGCGGAGCGGTTTTGCCTTTCTCAACGATTTCTTTTTCGATTTGCTGGTCGTTCATAATTATGACCCTGTGGAGTGGTTGCTTGATTAGGATGTCTTTCCATCAGTCCGCCACCACAAAGAATCTTTTTTGCCATAAGGCAGGAGGTTCATCTTTCAGTGGCTGCCAGTGTTATTTCCCCACTTACTGGCTTGGGTTGTTTCGCTGTACTGCCGTTAATTAGTGAGTCCGGGGATTACGGTTTGCCCGTGCTGTTCAAGGCGTTCAATTCTCGCCAGTAGCTGAGGCTTCTTAATTTTTCCCCAGCGATTAAGCAGGCGACCTGACATGCTGGCAACATCCTTCTCTTTCATGTACTCCAGCATTACGGCATTTCTCTCTTCTTCAAATTGACGATGACCAACCTGAAGCATGGCGTACATCCAGTTAAATGCGTTGATGTAAGCAATTTTGATACGCATTGCTTCTTTTTTGGTGTAGGACATAACCAAAAGCATCAACCCATCCTTGCGGAGACGGTAGAATTTTTGCGGCTTACCATTCTGTAACTCATTGTTTTTATAGCAAAGCTCAAAGTTGAGCTTTGTATCAAACTCAGGAGGGCAAGCTTCTATGGTTCGTTCAATGTCACGAACTACGTTCTTCGGCAGCTTTCCAAATGCTTTTGCCACCATAAAAGAATCTGTAACCGGATCGTTGTTTGCCACAAAAATCAGATCTCGGAAATCAATGCCGTTAACGATAGTTGGATAATGCATCAGTGATCACCTTTTAGTGATGAACCTTGTCACACAGGATTCCGGCCCACAGAAAGGCACCGATCACCAAACCGGCATCCTCAAGGGTCATCCTGAAAGGTTCTGTGTTCATAAGTCGCGCGTGTGAAGCGCGTTTACTGCGGACATAAAAAAGCCCCGCATCGCGAGGCTCATTAAATGGACTTTGTGATTTGCAAAAAAATTTATTTCAGGCACTGAGTCCTGATGTACTCCTGCAGGTAGTTAACCTGCGCGGTTATCCTGTCGATTCCACTTCGGAGACGGTAATAATTGAGTTCAGCATCTGCTGTAAGTCTTGGGCTTTCTCCATCGCCCATGCCGCTGGCTCCGGTCGTTGACTTTGCACAGGTGGCGGCGACTTGCAGGCGCTTACGCCCAGCAGAAACATCAGCACGGAGACTTTCGATAGTCGCGTTAGCATCAGCAAGCTCCTTTGTATATCTGGCATCGAGTTCTGCTACGTCACGTTGACGCTTCTGCATATCAGCGATGATGGATGTGGCTTTATCGCGCTGGTCTTTGTAGGCGATGGCGTTATCACGGTAATGATTAACAGCCCATGACAGGCAGACGATGATGCAGATAACCAGAGCGGAGATAATCGCGGTTAACCGACTCATGACATCAACACCCCAACAGCCAGAAAACACGGCCACGCATCGTTGCCATTAAATGCGAGCAACGCTGCCATGAAAAAGCAAATCATGCTCATTGCTGCCCCCACAAACAGACTTCACGCTCAATCTCACGACGAGTCATCAGCCCTTTCCATTGCTTACCGCCAGCGTATGTCCAGCGACGTAGCTGGTCACATGCGCCTTTGATATCGCCCTGGTTTATTTTGCGAAGAAGCGTCGATGTTCTGAAATTGCCTGCGCCCACGTTGTAGACGAACGAGTAAAGAGCGCCGCGCGTTGTTTCCGGTATATCGACTTTGATGTACGGGTTAATTTGTCTGGCGACCGTGGCAAGGTCTTTATTCAGGAGGGCTTTGCATTCTGCTTCGGTATACGTTTTACCGGGAATGATGTCTTTTCCGGTGTGTCCGTGACATACAGTCCATACACCAACGATATCTTTATATGGTATGTAGCTGACGCCTTCCAGACCATCGTTACCACTTGGGCCAGTGATTAACACAGATGCTATAGCAATAGCCCCGCCACCAATAGCCGCAGCAACGGCTTTTCGTAATGATGGAGGCATTATTCACCTCTCGCAGCCTTTCTTCTGTCTTCTCTGATTTTGAAGTACAGATTTGTCAGATAGGTGAGAAAGCCCAACACAAGGCTTCCAAGCACTCCAATCGCAGCCCACTGTGATGGACTGACCTGATCCAACCACTGCAAAAACCAGTATCCCGCACTACCAGCGGATGTTCCGTAAGCAATGCCAGTTGAGATTTTGTCCATTGATTTCATAGCAACGCCTCCGCCAGTAACGGATTGCGTAGTTCTTATATTGGGAAGGGGAAAAGAAGGCCGCAGCGTAACTATCGCTGATGAGTTCAGGATAGTCAGTGGCTACGGCTCAGTTTGGGTTGTGCTGTTGCTGGGCGGCGATGACGCCTGTACGCATTTGTTGATCCGGTTCTGCTTCCGGTATTCGCTTAATTCAGCACAACGGAAAGAGCATTTATGGCTCGCATCGCGGGAAAAAGCCCACGGTAGAGAGTCGAACTCTACAAATGCTCTTACCTGTTGCACAGATATAAAAAATCCCGAAACCGTTATGCAGGCTCTAACTATTACCTGCGAACTGTTTCGGGATTGCATTTTGCAGACCTCTCAGCCTGCGATGGTTGGAGTTCCAGACGATACGTCGAAGTGACCAACTAGGCGGAATCGGTAGTAAGCGCCGCCTCTTTTCATCTCACTACCACAACGAGCGAATTAACCCATCGTTGGGTCAAATTTACCCAACTTTATTCAAATAGTCAATATTATGCCGTTAATATGTTGCCATCCGTGGCAATCATGCTGTTAACGTGTGACCGCATTCAAAATGTTGTCTGCGATTGACTCTTCCTTGTGGCATTGCACGACCAGAGCGTCATACAGCGGCTTAACAGTGCGTGACCAGGTGGGTTGAGTAAGGTTTGGGATTAGCATCGTTACAGCGCGATATGCGGCGCTTGCTGGCATCCTGGAATAGCCGACTCCTTTGCATCTTCCGCACTCTTTCTCAACAACTCTCCCCCATTGCTCTGTTTTGGCTATATCAACCGCACGGCCTGTACCGTGGCAATCTCTGCATCTTGCGCCCGGCGTCGCGGCACTACGGCAATAATCCGCATAAGCGAATGTTGCGAGCACTTGCAGTACCTTTGCCTTAGTATTTCCTTCAAGCTTTGCAACGCCACGGTATTTCCCCGATACCTTGTGTGCAAATTGCATCAGATAGTTGATAGCCTTTTGTTTGTCGCTCTGGCTGAGTTCGTGCTTACCACAGAATGCAGCCATTCCGAATCCGGCTTGTGATTGCGCCATCCCCATAGCAGCCATCACATCAGTACCGGAAAGAGAGTCAGAAGCCGTAGCCCGTGGTGAGTCGCTCATCATCGGGCTTTTTGGCGAATGAAATTTAGCTACACTTTCGAGTCTCATCGTCTTCCCTTTTTGCCTGGCGTGACCATCAGGACGCCGTTAACTATTACGTGACGCTCGCCTTTGCTGTCTCGGTTGTACTTGAGCACTGTTCCTCTTGCGCAGGAAAGCATCCTTGCCACTTCGGTCTGATTGCCTCGTGTCTGGATAAGAAGCTCTGGTATCGTTTGAATTGTGGCGTTCATACGTTCTCCAGTTCGGTGATTTTTATTCCAAGCCTTCCGCCTGGTACTTTCACGCCACGAATTACGCGAATGTCATCGAATTGCTCGTCGTCTTCTGCAAATCCGGCGTGGATAAGGGAGTCGAGTAAACCTTTCAGGATGTTATCGAGGTCGCGGCGGCGGGAGTCTGGAACGTCTGCGATGACTTTGATGCGGAGTCGTGATTTGGTGAAAATATCTAACTTGAGTTGGCGGATTATTTGCTGTACATCTTTTCGGTATTTCTGGCCTTTATCGCTGATGTAGTATTGGCTTCCCCGTCTTCGCCAGTAGGTGTTCAGCGACGGCGGATATGGAAGCACAAACTGATATTCGTTCATGACTTAATCTTCCCCTCCTTCAGCAGTATCGCCTGCGTCCTGATCACGCCTTCGAGGTGGTAAAGTCTGGCGTCTTTGTTGTCGAGATTATGGGTGCGTCGGTCGATTTCATCGTGACACGCGCTACAAGCCCATGCACCGATCAGGTCGTCAGGCTTCATTCCAGTTCCGCAAATTCCAGCCATCCGGTAATGTGCCAGAACTGTAGTTTCAGGATTGCCATTGCATATGCCGTAAATACGTACCTGGCATTCTCTGCCGCGCGCTTCTTTGCGTAGGTTAGCCATTGTGATTTTCCTTTTCGTCACATTTGCATTTGCAACATTCCATATGGTATGGGAATGAGCTATCCAGTTCGGTAAACCATTCCCTGCATTCAGGGCAATACAAAACCTCCCATGGAACTCCGTATTCCGTTATCCATTCGAGGACCTGCTTTGTCATTGGAATTGGCGGTATTGCTGAAACATCGTAATTTTTTATGGATAATTCTTTCAAAGCCATGTCGTAACGATGCTGAACTGTCGAAAGGTGTCGATTTGTTATGACTAGCTGGCGTCTTAACTGGTAATTGGCTTCGATTAAATCGTTAATCCTTTTTCCTGGATGGGAAAGTGTTTTCATCATCTTCTTCCTCGTACATTGAGCTATTCGGATCGCTCATCAGTTCTGCGCAGCAATCGGAGCACACGTGAACTTCCAGCACATGCAGCTTCTGACCGCAGTTAGCGCACGTTAAAGCCCGCTCGACGCTTTCTTTCTGGTATTGAAGAGATTGGGATGGACTAAGCATGGCTTTCACCATTAAAAAGTCGCTTGTAAGCATCAATGTCTCGTTTTGCTTCACCAAGCTTTCGTCTTAATTCCATGTTTTCTGATTCAAGCTTTTCCATGTCTTGCTGGTATCGATCGCGGTGTTCTTTCCATGCTTTTCGATACGCCTTCATGTATGTCGTATTGGCCTTTCTCTTTGCCTGACGAACTGCGTGGTGGTTTTTCACAAACCAGTCAGGGTCGTTAAATGCTGCTCTGGCGCATGTATACCAATAATTTGTTGCCTCCCTGTTTAGCCAATAAATACTGATAAATGGCAACTGGATAGACACCATTTTTCGTTGAGACTCTTTCTCGCCAAACATGTGCCCTTTTTTGATGCTAAGGCCAAATCCAGGTTGAATTAAAAGCATTGTCATTTCCTCGCACGATGTCTTAGCCACCGGATATCCCACAGGTGAGCCGTGTAATTGAAGGTTTTTACGTCAGATTCTTTTGGGATTGGCTTGCGTTTATTTCTGGAGCGTTTCGTTGGAAGGTATTTGCAGTTTTCGCAGATTATGTCGGTGATACTTCGTCGCTGTCGCCTCATTCATACCTCCTGTCGGTAAATCTGACACCCTGACCAATAGCCCAGGCTGTTGTGTACTCGATCAGACTTGCCATACGCTTCACGCTCATCTGTGCGCTACTCTCCCGAATGTTGACGAATTCGCCTTCAAGGCCGGGCAAAACATCAGCTTCCTGTTTTGTTGCCACTGCATGACCGCTGATCAACAAAACCTTCCATTGTTCTGGTTTTAACCATTTATCGCACCATTGAACCTGACGAGCGATATCCGCCAGCATCGCGTGAAATTTTGCGTTCTGGTCAAGATTTCGCTTGTAGTCAGTAATGCGGATGGTGACTGGCTTGTCTTTATCGAGAGGAGTTGAGAGGATGGCATTTATTGCGGCTTGCTGTTGTTGCTTACTTCGGAGGAAGATTGTTTGCTTCATCGTTACTCCTTCACTTTGACTCCGGCAGCGCGGATGTTTTCCTCATAAGCATCCATTGCATCACCGAAGCCATTGGAATAATCAACAGTAAACCCTTTGGCTAATGCTTCTCTGCTGTCGATAAACTTTGGCGCGGTTATTTCAATAGCTGCTCGCGATGCCTGCCATAAAGCCCACCACTCATTTAAGGAGTGACGAATATCCATGCTTGAAAATGCGAAGTACCTATCACCATTTCTTGCCTCGGTTATCATCTCGAATGGTAATCTCAATTTTTTGGCAACGTATTCCTCAAACTTCTTTCTTGATTCGTCCATATCAATCCCCGTTATGACAGGTTAATTTTCACCCAACCCTTCCCACGCACATTTGCAACAAGCCCTTTCTTTCTCAGGTATTGCATACGGCGATCGATGGTTTCGATATACATTCCATTGCTCCGCCATTTAAGCCAGATATCAAAAACAGGTGTTGGTCTTTCACTCAGCATTGAAAGAATGTTTTGATCTAATTTTTCGTACTTGCTCACAAATACCCTCTCTCACTTAATCGCGCCCACGCTTCGTTAAACTCTTCTCGGGTTGCGCCGGATTTTCTTTCTTCAAACATCACGCATTCGCTGATGTCTCCCCATGACTTTGGTCGCTTTTCAGCGAACAGATCATCCCATTCGAATACCCAGCGGCCTGATTTTCGGTAGTGGTAAATGGTCAGCCATGTTGTGCTGTTCGCTGGATACCCATAGAGAACTTCGACTTTTTGATCACGGTCTTTATGCTTTTTCAGAAGGATAAAGCCAGCAACCAGCGAAGCTCCGGCAAGAATGATGATTGGAATTTGCCAGTCAGCCACACTTCCCTCTCCCCCAAATAAAAAGGCCTGCGATTACCAGCAGACCTGTTATTAGCTCAGTGATGTAGATGGTCATTGCTTCATCTCCCTTTCCATTTCATCAATGTCAACGTCATCAGGAAGATGGGAGCAATACGCCGCTATACCATGATGATTTATCTCATACCCTTTGAACGTTACCATCTGATGCGTAATCTCAACTTCGTTCAGGAATCCGTCATCGCATAACTGCCTGGCTATTTTCGATTTGGTCTGGATTATTGGTAGTGCCTGTTCTTTCAAAGCGCATGATATTTGTGCATCCCATGCCTTTTCGAGAATGGCTAATTGTTTTTTATTCATACGTCAGCCCCTTGTGCATATCGTCTGCCACGCGCAGCAGGTGCATTTGATGCTGTGCAAATCTGTCTGGCTTCATCCTGGTCACATGCAACAAAGTGTCCGTTGCAGAACCGCTGGTAAACCGTACCAAGCGAGCCAAAACGGTTTTTCGTCACAATGATTTCAGCAAAGGGCGCGGCGCTACTGTTCTCGTCATATACCGCTTCCCGATAGAGCATGATGATTGAGTCTGCGTCCTGCTCAATGCTTCCTGAATCACGCAAATCTGCGTTTGTCGGGCGTTTGTTTGGTCGCTTCTCAACATCGCGTGAAAGCTGGCTTAGGGAGATAACAGGCGTTTTCAGGTCTTTCGCCATCGCCTTCAGGCTTCCGGAGATGTGAGCAATTGCAAGGTCGTTGCGGTCTGCTTTCGGCTTCTCAATCAGGCCAAGATAATCCGCCATGATGAGTGACAGGTTTGGATTTTCCTGTTTGTGCCGTTCTGCGATTGAGCGAATTTCTTCGACCGATAACCGCGAGGCATCGACTACCCATACATCCAAATCTGCAAGCTGACTCATGCCGTTAGCAACACGCGCCCAGCCTTCGTCATCCATCGATGCAGGATTTCGCAGCACGCTAACCGACATCCTCCCGGCGTTGGCAATACTTCGCTCTGCAATCTGCAATGCGCTCATTTCCATTGAGAAAATCAATACTCCGCGCCGGACGTCAGAACCAGGAATAACACGACTTGCAACGCCTTCGGCAATCTTCAGCGCCAGTTCGGTTTTCCCCATACCAGGACGAGCGGCGATAATCACCAGGTCTTCTGCGTTCATCCCTCCGGTGATTGCGTCAAGTTCTTCGATTCCGGTCTTCAGGGTATCTGACTCTTCTCCGTTCCTCAGACGCCTGTCAAGCGTGTCAGTGTAGTCAGTGATGATTTCCCCTAACCGTACAGGTTTAACCTCGTCACGGGGCTTTCTGATAGCTGAAAGACGCTTTACAAGTTCATCCATCGCCTGACTCGATGCGTCGATGGTTCCGCTCTGAATTGGTTCACGCATTTCATCCATGATTTCCAGCACCAGACGGCGGTGATAGTTATCCGCGACCATTCCAGCATATCCCTTCAGGTTTGCGGCACTCGGGCAGTTTTTGCTGGTCATCAGGATTGACGTGAAATGCTCCTCTCCGCACTCCTCGGCAACCATCAGCGCATCGATTAGGTTTCTGTTTCTCGCCTGCTTGCGGATAACCTCGAAGGCTTTCCTGTAGAGCGGAATTGAAAACGCTTCCGGCTCCAGCGTTGCCAGAACGTCGCTGGCGGTTGGAGTTAATCCACCAATCAGCAGGCCACCGATAACGCTCGCTTCGATATCCTGTCTCATGCAATTCCCCTGTCTGCAAACTTCCCTTCACGAACTCCCGTTAACGAATCTTCTCTCAGCAGGTAATCAAAATCAGCCGTCCAGCCCGTGTCGTTGTCTCCGAAGTAAAACGGCTTGGCCTGATGCACAAACGCCCTGACATACGCCCTGAAACCGTCCACGTTTGGCGTTTTCAGTTGCGGGATGATTTTTTTCAGGCGGCGTTTGCGTTTCTCGTTGACCGCAACAGCGTGTGGAAGTCTGTCACCGACTTCGGTGTTGTAGGCGTTCAGGAAGGATTCGTAGTCGATTCGTTCTGCCTTGCGACGTTCAGGGTTTA